TTGTGAAACAGGATTCGTCGATCAGTCATTATATACACCTCCTACCGTCAGAATCAGACGCGGATACTGAACTTCGACACTGGAAATCTTCCACTTTGCTCCCATGAACTCAACATACCGCATTGTGTGAAAATTCTGATAGGCAAAAGGATCGGCCACAATGCTGATCTCATTGGAAATGTTGATGTCGTCATTGAGCTTATCAGAAGTCTGATACCGACTAGTATTCCGAATCAAATCTCCGAAATACTCTCGCTCAGTGATTTCTCCATCCCAAACACCAGGGCGAATATCCTTTGATACTGCATAGCCGATTTTTCCAAAAAATTTTGCCATTTTGAATTTTCTCCTTTACTCTGTTTCCAAAGTCAATCCGGTAAGCCCATAAGTCTTTATAGCAGAATCTTCCCCATCGTTCACCGTCACCTTGATGCTCTGAGTATCCTTATTCTTGATAAGGAGTACGATGTTCATGTCGTCATCGAGCGTAACAGGTCCTTTGGTGCCGCCTACGAGTTCAACGGTCACAATCGCATCCTCAGAATCAGCATCAACTTTCAAAGCAAGATAGTTTCCTTCCTGCTCAGAAGTATTGCTGCTGAATCCCGTGTATCCGGTAACATACTTCAATGTACCGGTAATCTCGGACTCTCCGACAACAACATTCTCCTGTAACGAATCTACCGTTTTCCCGAACAGATTGGCTCCTCCATCTTCGGGACTAACAGAGAAGCCGATTAAGGGTTTTCCGTTACATCCTCTTCGATCGCAATGGCAGAGTACACTCTGGTCAGAGCGCCGGAGCATCTGGTCTCCAGAAGGGACTTCTCCTGGTTAAAGTCGATATCGAACTGCGTGAAGTGAGTAACTTCGCCGCCCTTCGTAGCACCCAGAGAGTAGTCGTTCAGATTCGTGATGATAGCGAGCAGCTTCTTGGTTTTGCTGTCATCTGTCTTACGGGTCTTCCCCTCGAACTGCTCAGCGGTAAGGATCTCACCTACGTTGAAGGCAGACGCAAGCTCTGCCTTGGAAGCGTAGATTCTGCGGCCGTTCATATCACGGGCCAGAAGCATCACATTGAGCATATGCGGGGTGATGTACATATCCGGAGTACCAGTACCCTTGTAATGTTCCCTCGCATACAGAACCGCATTGATCATAGCCTCGGCGTAAATATAATTTTCACCGAAGTTTACCCCGGTGTTGGTACCCTGAAGCTCCTTCTTTGCGGCTTCAACATCCAGATCGGCGTGAATAGTGTAGAGGTCGTCGTCCGTCCAGATGGGTCTGATTTTATCCGGATCGATCTTGCCCTCGTCGCCGTCTTCACGGCCGTCACCCAGCATCATTGCAATGGCCAGCTCTTCATTGAGCATCAGGCGATCGATGTCATACAGGTACTTCACATAATCGAAATCAGTGATGTCAACGATGTCATCGCGATGCAGAGCGTTCTTCACATAAACAGTCTGCGGATCGGTGGTTCTGCGCACCAACTTGAAATTGCCAGCCTGCTGCTTCTCTTTCCCCTTCTTGTAGCCTCTTGCGCGAAGAGCGTCAATCCCACGAATGTCGGTCTGGCTGGTTCTGATTCTGGAAATCGGGCTCTTATGTACCTTTCTCATTACATTGGTAATCCAGCCCTGATCGTTTGTAATGAGTTCAGGAGCACCTGGGCGTACTTCCTGGTATTCCGGGAACAGACTCGTCACGTTTCCGTCGTCAGTCTGAACAAAGCCGCCGCTGACCGCATCATGCTGAAGGCCATTCTGCTCCGCATAAAGCTGAAGAGCTGTCTGGAAAGTACCAACCTGACTGGTCTTCGCCATCTTAATGATGTCTTCCTGCGCGGAATGGGTCAGAAAGCCACCGGTCTCGTTTTTCTTATCGTTGTCAAACACGTTATGCTTCATCTCGGTATTTCCTCCTTTAGAATCGTCGTCATTTTTATCTTCGGGCTCATCGGTTTCCCCAATAGCCTGTCCGATCATCGCATAAACCACATTTTTCTGCTTTTCATTGAGGGTATTAAATACCTGCTCAATCGTCTCGTCATCTTCCTCAGGCTTTTCTTCAGAAGTCTTATCTTCCTTAGATTCGGATTTCTCCTCCGTCTTCTTTTCCTCGGATTTGTCGTCTTCCTCGGCAGAATGATAGATCATAATGTTCTCGTCATATCCGATAATGGTACGGTCTTCTGAAGTCTCACCGTGAGCCATGACAGAATCAATGAAAGCTCCAGGATTGGCTCCGGCCAGAACAAGGCTCAGTTCGTAGATAACGCCATGCACCACATTCGCTCCGGCCTGTTTAAGCTGACCGGCACAAATAGAAAGTGAACGAACGTCTCCATGCTGAACCAGCTTCTTCGCTGCCTGTCCGGATTCGCTGTCATTGAAACTACAGTAGGCATAAACACCCTCATCACGATTTTCCAGCACACCATGACCAAGTACGCAATTGGGGTCAGAATGATTGTGTCCCCAAATCAGTGGAACCGTTTGTCCATTCTGGCTCTTAAATGCATCCCTTTTGATGGTACGACCATCGGTGCAAAGAAGATCGTTTCTAGTGGCCCAACCACTAAAATCGTATTTC